GAGTAGATTCCTGGATATCCATTTCTGGCGTACCAGCCCGCGTTGACGGCATCGAAGGAGATTCCGCCCGCTGCCTTGATTTCTTTGGCGATCGAGATGGGCTCGGCCGAAGAGCGATCGAGGAAGCGCTTGATGGCGGTTCGGATTTCAGGAAACATTTGGTTCTTGGGTGCTTCAAGCGCCACAATCGCGCGACTGACTGATGACTTGTGTTCCGGTTTTGTGCCGAGTGACTTCCGCTGGTACGCCTGGGTTACGCTTGCCCGTGCATCAGCCGACGCTCCGCACCCCGGTATAGGAAACTGACTTCTCTTCAGGTGTGATGGCCCGGAAAAAAGCATTTGCCGTAGCCGCCATCCCATCAATCCGGCTGGTAGACTTCTCCCGGTCCGGCTTCGAGAACATGACATTGTCTCTGCCATCGGTCATCGTGCAAGCCGATCCCGCGTGCCACCGCAGCACCGGGTGATTGCCGTGATGCAGGCCGGCGCGCACGACCAGCTCCAGAATCTTTTTGGTCGGTTCGTTCAGGCTCTTGTACCCCTGCGGCACTTCGATGCAGGTGAACCCGTCCTCGACCATCGGTACGGACGCCTGACGCGAGTTCCACGGGTCCCAGCAGATCTCCTGCAGGTCGAACATACTGGAGCCCCACTTCAGCCGCGCCTGGATGTCCCGATAGTCGATCACGTCGCCGTGGGACAGCTCGAGAAACCCATCGCGCCCCCACTGCGCCAGCGGCACGCCCAGTTTCAATTCGAGCTTGCGAATCTTCCCATCCGGCAGCCAGAAGAACGGTAGCACGTCGTACGTGTCCTGCTCTTCGCAGGGGAACACGAACACCACCGAAGTCGTATCCGTGGTCATCGAAAGATCCACGCCGGCCCAGCAGCGCCGCTCGATGAAGTGCGCCAGAACATCTCGGTGCAACGGCCGCACGGTGCGCTCCGTCCCGTCCGGGCAGACCACCAGGTTCTCGGGAGTGGCTTCCAGGAGGCCGCGGGCTACCCACGTCCCCGCGCTGGCATCCCACTTCACCATGTCGATGGCGCGGTTCTCTTTCTGATCCCACACGTTGAGGAAGTAGCGTTTGAAGCTGGTCAGATCGCCTTCCGCCACGGCCGATTCGTACTCTTTGCGGATCTTGTCTTTATCCAGGAACCCGCCGTTTTCTTTCAGCGAGGGATTGGCCTTGATCCAGGTCGCCGGCAAACTCGCATCGTCGGTCTTGTCGGCGCCGTAGATGCGCCCATAGAACCGCGGGTCCTTCACGATGCCGGCGGCGATACGGAGAGTCTTCTCGTGGAGCTTCCAGGCTTCGCACGCTGGCGTTCACGGCATGCGCCCCGTAGTTGGCCACAATCTGGGCGACGATGGAAATGATTTGGGTCACGGCGGAAGCGATTTCGGCGGGAGCGCCTTTCAGCAGATCCTGGATGGCCGGAGTCAGCGCAATGGTGGACGCGAGCGCAGTGCTGATTTTCTCTGTGACTTGAAGCGCGGTTAAGCCGGTCTGCTGCAGAACGACAGAGACCGCATTCAATCCGGTTACGGCCACACTCAAAAAGGCTTGCACCGGAAGGACGAATGCCGCGCCTGCTGGAACAAGAGCCAATACCAGAGGAACAACTCCTTCAGCCACAGTAATGCCTTCAGCAATGTCAGAGACGACTGCTGAGCCACTAGGACAGGCTGTCAGAAAGAGCAGTGAGAGAATCAGTAGCGATGCGATGTGTGCGGAATGGTTTGTTCGAACTTGCATTTTTGATTTTGACCTTTTCCTTTTCTTGGGAGCTTCGTGCTTGTCAGTCGCGCGTCACAATGAATGGCTTTTCACCGTGTCACTGCCGGTGACTTCCGCTGCTTGAGTTGGGCTACGCTGGGATAAGATGCGGCGGAAATGCCCTCAATGCCATGTTTCGTACGACGATGCGGCGCTGTTAACCTATTGCCCGCACGATCCGCTGATGTCCGCAGAAGACCTGGAGCAGAAGGACGCGGCAATAAAACTGATTGCCAAGCCTCTCCACTTTGCGGGTCAGCCCGACGGCCCGGAAGTCCGCGTCGAGTCCATCTCCTGGAATGGCATGGTCACGCTCAAGGGATGGAGCGGCCAGTTCGCTCCTCACCTTTTCGTGATTAAGCGACCTATCTCTACGCAAGAAGCCAAATGACCCCCCGCTCTCGCTCAGTCATGCCGTGCAACGCGAGCGCCTGAACGCATCGGAGCCACAAAATCTAATCACGGGCGGCAGGTGACTCACTGCCGGGTGACTTCCGCCTTTTGAAAATCGTCCATCGGACATTGCGTGTTCAGTTTTACCGGCTGCAGCCTGTGTCCGGACGTCAGCGCCGTAAGCCAGAGATCGCCGAACAGCAGGATGCGCACGCGTTCAATGAACGAGAATTTCCAGCGCGTCACCACCTTGCCGTCGTAGCCGCGCCAACCCGGCAGCGGAGTGTATTCCGGCTGGTCGCCTCCGAACGTAGTCACGGTCAGATCGACGCCCGGGTAGATAGTTGTGACTGGTTTCGGCATATCAAAACCTGCCTCGAAATATCAGGAGCAGAACCACCACCAGCAGCACCAGGCCCCAGATGCCGAAGCCTCCGGTATTGCCCCACTGGTGGAATCCGTAATAGCCGCCGGGCAGTCCGAACAGCAGAAGTAGCACGATCAAAATCAGCAGCACGATTGAAACTCCTTCACTCCGCCGGCGTCTGCACCTTTTGCAAGGATTCCACCGTAGTCGTCGAAACGCTGCCAGGCGGAATCGAGACGTCCGATCCTTCAATCTTCAAATACACGTACAAAGCCGCGAACGCTCCCGAGGCGGCGTTCGACAGAAACACGATCACAGCCAACTGCGTATTGTTGCCGGCGACCAGCTTCCAGGCGCAAAAAATCAGAGCGGTCACCAGGTACGTGCCCAAGCCGGCGAGAATGGAGACCACAAAACGCGGCGTCACGCTTTTTCAGCTTCCTTCGCCTCTGGCTTCAGCGGTTCGCCGTCCTTCATCTTCAGACCGATGTGCTCGATCTTTTGATTTACTGTGTTCGCTTCCCTGTAACTCGCATCGGCTGCGTTTTTCACTTCCGCGATTTTCGACAGCTCCAGCGCGCGGTGATCCCTGGTTTCGGCCGCCGTTGCGGATGCGGCGCGTATGTCCGTGAAGACCTTCACCAGAAGAGTCAGGAAAGTCAGGACGCCGCCTAACGCGCCCACGTAGATCAGCAGGTTGCTGTGATCGGTGGCGATCTTCAGCTCATCGACCTGCGTCCTGGCCGCGATCGCTGCGAGCACCGCCTGGGCATTCGCGGCCTGCGCGTCGACTACCGCCTGCTTGGCCTGGTCCGCGTTGGCGTCGGTGGCAGCATCGGCCTGAATTCGCTGTTCGGTCGCCGCGGCGGCTTGCTGTTTGCTGTTCGCGTCGACGGCCGCGAGAGCCTTGGATAGTTCCGCCCTGTTTTTAGCCGCGCCTTGTGATGCCGCTTGCGCTGCTGCCTGCGACGCCGCTTGAGAGGCTACCTTCAGCGCATTCTGCTGAGATGCCTGATCGCGCTGTGCCAGGGCATCGAGCGAGGCCTTGATCTGAGCCTTATCCCGAATGGCGGCCGCGAGCTGGGCCTGTGCAACAGCGGCGGTTTTCAGGGCCTCGGTTAAGGTGGCTTTGTCTTTGGCCGCGGTGGCGAGCTGGGCGTTGGCCGCCGCGAGCTTCGCTTTCAGGTCCAGTTCCGACTTCGAAGCGCCGAATAGCAAGCCGGCCGACACGATGGCCAGCAGAGCGATTCTCACGATGCTTTTCTCAGGCGGCGCCGCAGCATCCAGCAGCGCGGTGGGTTCTGCAGGTTTTCATGGTCGTGTGACTCGGTGCTCGCATTTCCTCCGGTGCTGGGCTCGTTAGCCTCGATGCCGAAGTCATGCACCTGCAGCTCTACGATCTTGTGATCCCTGTGGCGCCGGATGACTTCCACGTTGGGCGCCTTCAGCAAATAGCGCAGGCGTTCCGGGCCGGCCCTTTCCAGACAGATGCGTCCGTGCATTACCGGTACCCGGTTTTCGGAATCATCGCTTTGCATAATGGCTAGCTTGCGACGTTCTTTTCGATTCATAGAAGTGGTTCTTGGGGCTTCGCCGCCTTTAGATCGCGCGAGCGATGGATAGCTGTGCAGCGTAGCAGTGCCGGGCGATTTCTGGGGTTGCCCTGTTTGGGTAGAGTCGAGGCCGGGCGCGAGCACTGACGCCGAAACGCCGCCCCGTTTCCCAGCCCCGCTCATCAAACCGGACGTGCCCGTTTCGAGCATCCGGCTT